ATACAAGGCAAATTTATTAATGTGATCAGGCGATTCTGAAAATTCCTTAAACGTTGAACAAGGATTTTCTAATTTACCTAGTATCATGAAATGTCTAAATATATCACCTGAAACTTTGGTTGAAGTTATTCATGGTGTAGATGTACAGGGATTTCTTGATGGGAAAACTCATTAGATTATGGTTGTGATTCCGACCATACATTAGCAGCCAATGGGGCGACATTTCATAAAAAATTTATTGGTATTGTCCCTAGATTAGTTGATAATGTTCTTATTGGTCGCCGCACAGCAAAAAATGATATGTTACGATTGAAACAATTATATGTTGATACTAAAGATCCACAATATAAGAAATCATCAGAACTTCAGAATATTCTTCAGGGCGCTCTTAAGGTGATGGCAAACAGCTTCTATGGTGTATTCCTGCAAAAGGGATTTATGTTCTATGATCCGCGTATTGGTGAGGCTATTACGTTAACTGGTCAGTACATCATTATGAAAGTTGGTGATCATTGTAATAAGCGATTCAACGATTTTTTCAAGACAGATAATTTTAGATATACTATCTATAGAGATACGGATTCGTGTTTCTTTACATTGGGTAATGTTGTCAAGAAATATTGGGCGAATTCTACAGATTTACAGATTACGGATGCTCTTGATAAATTAATTGAGACTAAACTTAGAACATTCATTGATGAGGCAACAGATTTAATCGCAACCGCACAAAATCACCATGTGAAAACAATTTTCTTTAAAAGAGAGAACATTTGTTCAGGTGGGTTCTGGATGGCAAAGAAGAAGTATGCACTGAAGGTGTATGATTCTGAAGGTGTACGTTATCCTGAAGGTGATTATAAAATCATGGGTATTGAGGTTGTACGCTCATCAACCCCTGCTATTGCACGCGCTGCCCTAAAAGAATGCGTTATCCATGTTATTGATAAAGATATCGATCAAGTGAGAAAAGATGTGATAATTGCACATCAACAGTTTCTAACAGTCCCTGTTGAAGAAATCGCTTTTCCTAGAGGTGCGAATAATTTGTCTGCATATTCTTCTACTGAAACAATCTATTCAAAAGGAACACCTATCGCAGTAAGAGCTGCACTGATGCATAACCACTTTGTTAAAAAATTGGATATAGGGGATCGGTATGAGCAGATTCATGAAGGTGATAAGATAAAATTTCTCTATATTAAGGAGCCGAATCATTTCAAGGAAAATATTATTGGATTTACCGATATTCTCCCCCCAGAATTTAAACTACATTCTTATGTTGATCGCGAACTACAATTCCAGAAAGTATTCCTTGCTCCCCTTGAAGGCATCATGAAAGCAGTCGGTTGGGATCTTGAGCCAAAGAGTACACTCGACGACTTCTTTTCGTGATATAATAATTAATTCCATTAACCAAAGAAAGTAAACTATGAATCAAATTGATCAATTACCAACAACTGAGAAAGTAAAAATGCCTAAAATGAAATTGAAACCATTCTCCGAAATTATGTTCAAACATATCGATATTGCTATTATGCGATTCAACTTCGCTGGTACTGGATCAACTGTGACTGAAGATGAAACCGCATATGGGGCACTAGCACTAGCATGGATCTCTTCTGCAAAGACAGATGAGTTTCCTGTGGTTGTACGTCTACCTATCGCAGGCCCATGCTACACACAAGTTGCATATGAAGCATTGCAAGCAGTATCCAGTCTATGTGATTACGTCTCTGATGTGATTTCAGTGACAGATGATGAATCAGGTGAAGAACTATTTGTTCTAAGTGCAGATGATGTAGTTGAAGACTATAACGAATGTGAAGAATGTAACGATACCCCTAGTAACGACTAGAACGCCGATGGAGACGTTCTAATTGATTTTATATAGAATCCATTGGATAATGATTAGAACGTCTCTATGATCATTTAAATAAGGAAAATTATGAGTAAATTGATGGATCGTATGTTGAAGAGTACGAAAATTAAAGAGGCCGATATTCTCACGGAATCTAAGCTGTTCACGGATAAAGAAACTATTCAAACAGCAATTCCTTTGATTAATATTGCTCTTTCGGGTGATTTGGATGGTGGTTTACGCCCAGGTCTCACATCTATTGCCGGACCTTCTAGGCATTTCAAATCATCCTATGCATTGCTAATGGCAGCAGCATATATGAAGAAACATGAAGACGCCATTATCATGTTTTATGATTCTGAATTTGGTTCACCCGAAGCATATTTCACATCATTCGGTATTGATGTGAATAAAGTATTACACATTCCTATTACTAATGTTGAAGAATTGAAATTTGATTTGATGCAGAAGTTGGATAATAAAAATGTAGATGGTATTAAGCGCGGCGACAAAGTTTTTATTTTAGTAGACTCAGTAGGAAATCTGGCATCTGCCCGAGAAGCCGATAATGCTATCGAGGGTAATTCTGCACAAGATATGACTCGGGCTAAAGAGTTAAAATCACTATGGAGACTCGTCACACCACATTTGAATCTGAAAAATATTCCTATGGTTGCTATTCAGCATACATATATGGAAATGAAGATGTATGGTAAAAATATTATGTCGGGCGGTCAGGGCGGTATGTTATCATCAGATAATGTATGGATTATTGGTAAATCTCAAGAAAAAGACGGTACCGATCTTATCGGTTATACATTTACAATCAACATCGAAAAAAGCCGATATGTAAAAGAAAAATCTAAACTCGAAATTTTGGTTAAATTTGATGGCGGTATTTCTAAATATACCGGTATTCTTGATTTAGCTGTTCTTGCGGGTGAAGTTATTAAACCGAAAAATGCTAGGTTCCAGTTGGTTGATAAATCAACAGGTGAAATTTTGGGGGAGCCTGTTAAAGAAGATGCTACAGAATGTGAAGAGTTTTTAGGTGTTGTTTTGAAACGAGAAACATTTAAAGAATGGGTTCGTGATACGTTTAAATTGGCTGAAGGTAAAATGTTGGCCGATGATTCTGATGATCTAGACGAATAAATATTTTACTATCGATGGTTATGTGATATAATAGTCACATAACCATTTCCATTTTATGAGGACCAACCTGTTGTGATCGAAAACTTAATATTCTCCCAATTATTAACGAACGAAGAGTATTCGCGCAAAGTTCTGCCACATTTGAAGGAAGAATATTTTTCCGATCAAGCAGAAAAAAACTTCTTCAAAATTTATTCTAACTTTTTCCAAAAATACAATAAAATTGCATCAAAAACTGCAATGTATCTAGAGATAGAAAATCTAAAAGCATCTGCAGATATCTATACTACAATGAAGGAAATGGTTAGTCGTACTGTAGTATTTGAAGAAACTCTACCATATCTAATTACACAAACAGAAAAGTTCTGTAGAGAAAAAGCAATTTTCAATGCACTCAAGGAATCAATTTTAATCGTTGATGGTCAATCAAAAACTAAAACTGCAGATTCTATACCTGCAATTCTACAGGCTGCTTTAGGAGTATGTTTCGATACGTCTGTAGGACATGATTATTTTGAGGATTCTGGTGCTCGGTATGATTACTATCACACAGCAGAAGCCAGAATCACAACCGGAATGGCTGAGTTTGATAAAATCACCAAGGGTGGATTCCCACGTAAGACATTAAATCTATTTTTAGCACCACCACATGGCGGTAAATCATTGGTAATGTCTAATGTTGGTTCTGGTGCAGCCAAAGCAGGTTATAATGTATTGACTATCACTATGGAAATGTCCGATATGGAATTTTCCAAGCGATATGATGTTCAATTATTGGATGTCGATTTCGATACACTGGCAGTTTTACCTAAAGCAACATTCACGTCCAAGTTTTCTAAAATGGCAGAAAAATCTCGTGGTAGGATGATTGTGAAAGAATATCCTACTGGTGCTGCACATGCTGGACATTTCAGAACACTTCTAGAAGAACTTAGGACAAAGCAGAATTTTATTCCTGACCTGATCATTATTGATTATTTGGGTATCTGCGCATCTGAAAATTATAAGGCATCATCTGGTGCAAATAGTTATTCAATTGTAAAAAGTGTCGGTGAAGAATTGCGGGCTTTGGCAATTACTAGTAACTGTGCTATTGTTTCTGCTATTCAAACTAATCGTTCTGGTGTAGCAAATAGTTCTCTTGGTATGGAGAATATTGCAGAATCGTTAGGTTCTGCAATGACTGCAGACTTTATTGCAGCAATTGTTGTTACAGATGAGCTAAAAGATATGAAACAGATATTATTTTCTCAGATTAAAAATCGATATTCTGGTATTACAGATAATGCAAAATTTATCATGGGAATCGACTACGCAAAAATGAAATTATTCACTCTAGATTCAGGTTCTACAGTTCCTAAATTTGAGAATAAAAAATCGCCTCGTATTGAAACGGCAGCAGATACATTTGGAATTGATATGTCCCACCAAATTAAAACAACTAGCTCATTTGACGATTTTAGTTTTTGATATTAAATAGTGTTATGAAAATAATCTTCTACAAAGCAGAGCATGGATCAATTACCGATAAGTTGATTGCATTCTTTACTCGATCAAAATATTCACATTGTGAGATTATGTTCTCTGATGGTGTGTGTGCATCATCGTCTCCTAGGGATGGTGGGGTGAGATTGAAATCAATTCAAATTGGTGATCATTGGGATGTATTTCCATTGATCGGTAGATATGACGAGGATGTAATTAAATATTGGTTCATGACTAATATGGGGGACTCCTATGATTGGTTAGGCGCAATCGGATCTGTTATATCAATAGATCTTACATCTGAGGATAAGAAGTTCTGTTCATACTCATGCGCAATTATTCTTGGTCTAGATCCTATTGTAAGTCCAGGTGGATTATTTAGAAAACTTAAAAGACAATGTCTAATTTAAATTCATTTGCGGAATTGATGAAGCAAGCTGCTGAAGATAAACGTCTTCGCGAAGCTGCTGAACGAAACAGAAAAGAAACTCAGGTAGCACCACTTCTATCCGAACTATTTGCAACTATTGCAAAAGGTAAAGAAGCACGTCAAGAAACTCTGATCAAAGAAGCACCACTATTGGCAGAATTGCAATCTGCACTATCCGATCCAGAAAAATTTAAGGCTGAGAAACAGGACAAACGAGATAAGATTGTTGAGTTAGTTACTGAACTGGAAGAAAAGGCAGCAACTATCCAGACTAAGGTAGATATTCCTAAATCAGAGAATGTTCAGCCTGTAGTCACTGATCTAGAAAAGAAATTTCTTAAATTATTCAATCGACTACAAAATGATTTTCAGACGCTTAAAAAATATGTCGAGGCAAGACCTCAAGTTCAACCTTCTGGTGGCGTATTTGGTTCTAGCGGGTCTGGTGAAGTTCGTATCCTACGCATGGACGACATGGTTAAGGGGGTTGCTCCAGTAGATGGCGATACTTTAGTTTGGTCAGCTACATTAAATAAGTTTGAATTACAGCAACAAACAGGTGGTTCTGGTGGAACTACTATTATATATTCGGATGAAGAAATGCCATTTGCCAAACGTGTCGATTTTATTTCTGACAATGAACTCTACAAAGGTGAAGCTGTTGTTGGTACAGCCGATACAACCAATGTATGGCGAATTCGCAAGGTGGTTATAGGTGTTGATAATGATGTCACTGAGACATGGGCCTCTGGTACTGCAACATATGACAAAAGATGGTCTGATCGATTAACATATACATATATCTAAAAATGGCTTTCTATTCATATTCAAATATATCTGGGCAATTGTTAGAAATATCTGATTTTCCATTGGCATCTATAGATAATACATCTACTAGCGAAAATGAATTATCAAAAACTGTTCTTGAAACTAGTTATTCGTGGGATACTGACTCTTTGTCATTCATCACTAAAACTTTCAGGATTTTATCAAAAAAGAATTTCTTGAAAAAGTTTACTCCTACTGAATATTCTAATATTAAAGCCGCTACGTCATCAAATGGTGTGATAGATTATTATTGGCAGCTATTCATGGTTGCAGATAACGTGACACTAAATGATCAAGATACTATTCTTGGTATTCAAGTATTAGAACAATTGGGGTTAATTGGACCTGGTAGATCAACGGAGATTCTAGCATAATGGCATACGTCGTATCATCTGAACAATATTTTGGAACAGCTGCGGCTACTAACTTAGTAGTAGTTTTACCTCCGCACTCCACAAATGATATTATTGTAATGCATGCAGCAATGGATACCGGTACTTGTATTACAGGTACAGGTACTACAGGTGCTTGGACATCAATCGGAAACACGACGTCGACTAATAATACAGGTTCTGCTCTATATAGGCGAATGTCTTCGGGTGCGGAAACTATATCTATTACCACTACTGACGCGTATACTGTGTGGTTTGTTGTTGTTCGTGATGCAGATACAACTACAGCATTGGATATTGCGGCATCGGCAACTAATAATAATACAGCTACATCCACGCCATCAAATGTAGCAATTACTACATCTACGAACGATGCACTAATTTTATATTTTGTTGGAATTGATGGTATCGCTACCCAACCACATTCAAATCCTGGCGTGATGTCATTAGGATCATTTGACTCTACTGGCACTACAGCAACTACATCTGCTGCACAAGGTGCATCGTGGTATATCCAAAGAATTGCTGGGACTACTCCTGCTCCAGCATGGACAGCATCTGCTGCTGGCACAACTACATTATATACGATTGCTATTAGAAATAAATCAGGTGGTACTATTCCTGCATATATTGATGATGTATCGGCTCCAGCAATTGTATTATCTCCCGGTAATCATATTGGCACGCTAAACACCGTAGTTTATACAGCAACATTGACTTCTACTGCATCAATTAGTGGCAAAACAGTTTCTGGTTCTACCGCTACTGCCGGTGCAGACTTCGGCATTAATCCATATTCTAATGCTATTGCCAAGACATCTGCTATTGTTGCAGATACTGCGCTATCTGGATATCAAATAACATTCACTGGAAATAGAAATTTATCAACTAGTTTGATTATGGGTAGTTTAATTGCGGCTACACCAAAAACCGGTACATTTTCGTTAGGTTCTATATCTCAGGGTGGATTGGTGGTAAGAATAGGTTCCTCTTCAACCGCATGGTGCGCGTATCAAGTTGCAGCTCGCGATTCTAAACCAACCACAGAACAACGATATGTATTTTCAATTCAACCAGGATACACTGGAACATCATATGGAACTCCTGGAACTGCCGTAACCACAACTGCAGTATCACATATTCAATTCTTATTAAATTGCCCAAAACTTGCAGCACTAATATATATGTCAGAGTTATATGGCGTTAGTACTCAAGTAATTGCTGGTGGCGATTCTGCGAATCCAGTAGATACCGATGGTGTTGCAGAAGTTGGTAAGAGTTTTAGATTGTCTGTTATTCAGAAAAGTGGTGGGTATGGATTGTTATCGTATGCGCCTCTTCAAATAGGAGGGGGTGATGCTGTTAATTTCCAAATTGATGCTGGATCACTCCAGTTCCCAAGACGGTATGATGCTTTATTAAAGGAAATCTCATATCATGGAGCAGATAACGCGGTAGGTATTAGTTATGCTGGTAAATCAGGTGATGTAATTAAACATACAAATTCAGTTATTACTTCCCCTACATCATATTATTGGGAGATAAATTCTGCGGCTACTTCTGGAGCAACATGGGATTTCTCTGGATTGGTTGTTGTTAACGGTACAGTTACATTACGAAATGTTACTACGTTTGATACGATGACATTCTCATCATGCTCTTCGGTTAATATGGTAGGTTGCACATTTACAAATTCAAATATATCTAAACCACCTGCAACTACAAATTCATTGATCGTGTCTGCGACTACTGTAATTAATTCGTGTGATATTAATACTACAACAATCGCTGCAGGTAACGCATTAACCCAGACTGCAACACCTCAAATATTTTCATCGACAGTATTCACAGGTTCAAATACATCTGGACATGCAATAGAAATAACTGCAACAGGGTCATATACATTTTCAGCTCTTGATTTTATTGGATATGGAGGCACAGGTGGATCAAACCCTACACCTAGTTCAGGTTCTACGTCTGCGGCAATATATAACAATTCTGGCGGTTCTGTAACTATAAATATTTCTGGAGGTGGTTCAACGCCGTCAGTTAGAAATGGCGCATCATCTACTACCACTGTAGTATCAGCAACAAATTTGACACTTACTGGATTTCCAGTCGGCACAGATATAGTAATTTTGGCCGCAGGAACAAACACTATTCTGATAGCAGTTGACTCAAATGCCACATCATCATATACATATAGTTATTCTGTGGCACAACCTGTTGATATTGGCTTTATTAAACAAGGATATATTCCATTTTATATTCGGAATTTATCACTTACAACTACGGATTCCAGTATTCCAGTATCTCTTACAATTGACCGAAATTACATCTAATTAAATAACATAATCTTATAGGAAATAAACATGGCAAAAATCACCTCCCGATCTGGCTTAGTAGTAGGCACTGAACTAACAATTGATGAAACACTAAAAACATTTACATTAAATGTTGCAGGTAATCTTATTGCAAAAGACGGTGTCACATTACAAGCTTTATATTCTAAGTTTGTTGACTTGTGGTCAACCTCCACGTACCAAGATTCCCCGTTCCCAATGTATTCAATTGACGCGTTGTCTGGACAATTTCAATTTGGTACAGATGGTGCTACTTATTCTGGATGGAAACCTGCAAATGACGCCACACGCCAAATGTTACGTGATGGTGGTTGGTCTGAATATGCATCATCTGGTGTGCTAGCTAGACAATATGCTGGTATCGTGGGTCTAGGTGTTGTTTCTGCTGGGTCGCAGTTGTATTATCAGCGCACATCTACTGATGCACCAACTAACTTTACATTCACCGACCAATGTAATGAGGGTATTCAGGTTTATGGCGATATTGCTGCAGATGCAACAACTACAACATTCGATAAACGAGCATACTTTAAAGGTTTCGTTCGTGAATACCAAAAGAAATATAAAGACTCTGTTCTAGCAGATACCGGTAAAACATCCACAGGTGCTAACTTAGTTAACTTGCTACTATCCAATGAAACCGACTTGGATATTACTGTTGCCGATGCGTCAATCACTGGGTCGCCATATTCAGAAATCAATGTAAAATATTTTGCAGGCAATTTCCAAAAGGATATTGATCTTACCGGTACAGCACGATCATTCGGTATCGTTGTTGATGTAGGTACTCATTCAGGTACGGATGGTGTTACAAATGGTACTGCACTATTAACAACTGCAGCAGCTGGTATTACTGGCGCTACATATGCAGGCGGTACGCTAACAGTTCATGAAGGAACTGGTAAAGGTGTTTATACAATTTCCGGCACACCGACTCCTACAAATATTGTCACTACTACAGTTATTACTGGTACTGCAACAGGTATTTCATTTACATTACAGCGTGCTGTTCCGGTAGTTGCCTCTCTACAGCAGATCTACACTAAGATCCAATATCAATTGCGGCAAACCGGAAATATTAATGGTTTAGCATCTGCAGGTACAGTAGTTGGTAAAACCGGTTCTATTCTATTGAACTTCGTCGGTTCTGCTTTAAAGGCTGGTTTCTATGCACCAACCAATCCAAACGGTGGCGGTTCAGGTGTTACAATTCAGGGTTATGCTGCGACAGATGTTAATAGTTTTACATCATATGATAATACTGCTGCTACTCGTGATTATCCATATGCGGCTGCTGGCACTATTTCATTCAATAGCCCACTGATCGGGGCAGGATCATCTTACAGGTTAATGTTCACTACACCTCCTGGTGCCGGTAATGATTATGGTGAATCAGGTGCTATTACAGTAAATGACGCTGCAGGTACTCCTATTACGGGTGCTATTGGTTCTGGTAGTATCAATTTTGATTACGACTACGACGGTAATGTGCAAGGTGGGTTCACAGGCGGTACTGATCGCGCAGTCACATTAGTTGGTGTACGCCCAGCTTCAGGTAAATTCGTTGTTGCTACGGGTACCTTGTCGAGAAGTAAGGCAATTGCACTCAGTTTAGTTGCAGAAGCTGACCGAGTTTACCTAGCTTAAACTACGAACATTTAACACGAACTGATCTATATTGGTTCGTGTTAAATAGTATATAATGAAATATTTGATCAAAGGTTATAAATGGTAACAAATTCTTATGTCCAAGTACCGCCAGATTCTACTGGTAAAAAGTTACATGGGCTGCAACATATTGTTGATACAAATACAGTAGAGATTCCTGCGTATCACCTAACAGATCCGAACAACCCTACAAACAAACAAACGGTTTCGTATCGTGGTGCTGCTAATGTTGCGTTTTCAGAAGGTGAACCTTCATTGGACGCGTTTGGAAATCTTCGTGTTTCTACAGGAACTCCATTAGGTTACTACGATTATGTTTCTGATGGTCAGAATGATCTTTTTTGGGATCGTACTACAGGTACTGGAAGTATTACCCATGTCCCAAATGGAAGTTATGTAAATCTATCCGTTGGTTCTGGTGCAACTGATTCTTCAACGCGTAGTACTACCCGCTATCACTTTTATCAACCAGGCACAGGAAATTATGTTGTTCAAACATTAATTCTTGGGGATGCTGGGAAAACAAATAATAACAGAAGCTGGGGTTATGGTGACGATGAAGATGCACTTTATTGGGAACTTACTGGAGAATTCGACAATATTATAATGAATCACTTTTTTGTTGTGATTCGATCAAATGCAAGTGGTTCTGTTTCTGAACGCAGAATTGCGCGAAAAGATTGGAATGGTGATAAGTTAGACGGTAATGGTAAATCTGGATTCCAGATTACATTGACTGGTCGTATGTATTATTGGATCGACTTCGCTTGGTTAGGTGTTGGTGCTGCTAGATTTGGTGTATTAGGTAGTTCTGGTGAACGAATTATATGCCATACATTCGACAATGTTGCTGGTGACCCATTACCATATATGTCAAGCGGGTCATTACCTCTATTTTGGAAAAACTATAATTCTGGTATTACTAGTGGTGCTTCTGAAATGCGCAGTATTTGTTCTGCTGTTTATTCAGAATCAACACCTAATTACAATTATTGGAGATTTGCAGATATCGAAACTGTGACTCCTAAAACAGTAACTACGAATACTCCAATTATATCAATGCGACCAGCATTGATATATAATACTAGGCCAAATCGTGCAGGTACATACCCAGATTCTATTTCTGTATATGTTACTGGTGGTTCTATTAAGTTATCAATTGCAGAAGATGTGACATTAACGGGTGATACATGGGGAATCACTGGTGGCGGGTCCACTATTGGTGATATTTCAGCTACGTCTGTAGTTTTAGATGGAGCAAACTTTAAAACATATTATCTTGCTGCAGGTTGCCATAATATTGATATTTCTAATATATACGAAACTAATGATGAAGGATATCATGTTCTTGGTGATGGATTATCATCACAGACGTTCACATTAATTGCCACTAAATTAGATGGTACTACGGTAACCACTGGGGCTGTATTAAATTATCGTGAATTGAGATAATATGTCTGTACTACTATGGGGTTCTTGGTCTGCAGACTGGAAACTTTATGATAAAGTTTCGTTTGATGGTAATAATAGAATAATATATGTCCACCCCGAAGTTACTTCTTTTGACATTAGGGCTGATTTGTATACAAGTTGGATTGACTGGATTATGTTATATGATAATTCTAAATTTTTACCTGCTGTTCGTGTAACAGGGTATGACCCAATTGGCGGTGGTGTATATACGGGTGATAACTATTTTCTGATTAATGATTGGAAACTATCTATTAATCTACAGAAAGTTAAAGTTACGGGCGTATTATTTTCAGATGATTATCCTACGGCATACTATACGCCAGCATTAGAAGCACAATATCCAGCTACAGTAGCAGCATTAACGTCTACTGTATCCACTGGTGGTGCGGGCGCATCTGCAATTGAAGTTAGACAAGAGATAGATTCAAATTCTACAAAATTACTTGCTCTGCAAGCATCCGTAGACTCTATCCCAACAGTTTCTGAAATCACATCTAATATCGATTTGAATTCTGTCAAACTTGCCCAGATAAAGGCCATTCTAGACGGTATGGAAGTGCCTACAGCGAATCAAAATGCCGATGCTGTATGGAATACACCTATTTCAACTGTCACCGATAAAACGACCATTGGCGGTTATATTTCTAAAGTATTACTCTCTGTTCCTAAATTCTTAGGTCTTAAATAATATAAATCGTTAATTCCCTGAACCTGAATTGACTTCAATAGTAAGGAATTTAAATGCGAAATATAGCTGATGCATATCTTAATATGGTATCGTCTAACGTAGAACCTATACGTGCAATTAATAAAAATATAATAACTGAAGTTGTTTCTGCAATTGCTGAAGTAGATAAACGGGACATACCTGTAAAAATATCTAATGAACAATTACAGAGGGATATTGCTGCATTAAAGAAATATGTTGATTCTAAAAATATAATCCCTCAAATATCTGCAACTGCAGGTTCTGGTGAAGTTAGAATCCTCAGAATGGATGATATTAATATATCTGCAATCCAAGATAATAGAATGTTGGTATGGGATACAGGCCAGAAAAAATTTAGATTTATTGATGTTCCTGTAGCGTCAAATCTCGGTAGACCTACGATATTGACTAGCATAGATTACGCTCCAAATGGGGATGATTTCTATATAGGTGTGAATTCAGCAAATATTGTATCCATTACATTACCAGAAGCAGTTGTAAATGGTAAAGAATATATCATCAAGGACGAATCTGGTCATGCTCAATCAACCCCTATTAAAGTTATCGGTACTATCGACAACGATATCAATGGAGTTGAACTACGGATTAATAACGGGTCAATATCGCTAATTTACAGAAATGGTTGGAGAATAATTTGAGTTATCTATTAGACAATAAAATTTCATATGCAGACTCTGCAGCAATGTCCGCATATGGTAGAGTAAGAACTGCGGATAGTAGATTACTCGGTGAATATCGGTATATGTATGGTTCAGGTACATCCGTAGAGATGAACGATAAAATTGTTGGTTCCGGTACATTGGTAGCAGATCAACCAAGAAATTGTTATCTAGCCAATGTTACTACTGCTTCAGGTGATAGAGTAGTACGTCAAACCAAACAGTACCACCCATATATTGTAGGTACATCTAATATTGGTGTCATGTCATTTACGATGAATGCTCCAAAAGTAAATCTGAAACAGAGTATTGGATTATACGATGATTTTAATGGCATCATTTTCAGATTGAATGGTCTAGAACCAGAAATGGTTATTCGTAAGAATGGTGTTGATGTAGAGATAATTCCTAGATCTGAATGGAACTTTGACAGACTTGATGGAACAAAATCTATTAATAACCCATCTGGTATTAACGTTGATTTTAGTAAGACTCTTATTTTCTATACCGACTATCAATGGTCAGCGGGTAGAGTTCGTACCGGATTTTCATTCAATGGTATCACGACCTATGTACATAATTTTAATCATTCTAATTTAGTTACCGAGGCATACATCAATCAACCATCACTGCCATGCAGATGGGAAATAGAAAATACCGGTGTGACGGCGTCTACATCGCAGTTAATGCTAATTGCCGCTTCTGTGTATGGCGAGGGTACTGATATCGAAACTGGATTTTCTAGATCAGTATCTACCGATGGTGCAGTTATTAATGTTACTACGGCAAATTCTGCTACAAATGGCAAAGGAATTTTGGCTTTCAGACTAAAAAATACACTAGTATCGAAGCAAAATCATGCAATGGCTAGATTAAAAAACTGGTTGATCGCTACTACAGAAGATATCCACTACAAGATTGTCATTCTCCCAGATTCTACTTATATATCAAATACTCCAACTTGGAACACCGTTCCAGGGTACGGATGGTGCGATTATACCAGAGATTTTACTCTAACACCTGGATGGCAGACTTCAAATGAATACGCTGTTGTGCTAGATTCTTTTGCTCTATCTGGTGGAGGTACTGGATCAAATATCTCATCTGGAACTTCTCCGATTACAGAGGTGGACAATAGATCAAACACTATCTATCAAAATTACGACTCTACGAACTCACAGATTATGGCTATTGTTGCATTCAAAATCACCAACGACTCTGTAGTGAAAGCATCTATGAATTGGATTGAGATTAAATGAGTGCCGTAGCAAGATTAACCGATACATGTTCTGGTCACGTACCATTTCCACCTAGAGCATCAATATCTGCATCGGAAGATGTATTTATAAATAATTTAGGTGCACATCGTGTATCTGATGCATGGGAAGTACATTGCGCAGGTTCATGTCATGATTCTACTTTGGCAGAAGGGTCACCAACTGTTTTTGTTAATGGATTACCTCTAGGTAGAGTAGGTGACCAGATTGAATGTGGTAGTACAATTGCTACAGGTTCACCAGATGTTTTTGCAGGATAATTATGGATATTTCAGGAATTCTCTCTAAAGTAAAATCTAGTGCTGCATTTACCAATCCACTGTCTAGTCAAGTAAATGCAGCATTGTCTACACTAAATGTACCATCTTTGGTAGATCTTACAACACTTGCAAACGCCCAAGCACTAGCGCAGGGGTCTGTAGTACCGACTGAATTACAGCTCCAAACTGCATATAATTCTGTGATAAATGCTACCGGTAAAGTTAATGATTTATTAGGCCATACAGATAAATTATCTGGTGTTAATCTGTCAGGAGATGGTACACTTGCCACTATTGCAAAAACTATGCAAGCTGCCAAAGGTATTAATGGTGAATCGTCGTGTTCTACGGCACTTGCAGCATTTGGAGCAATTACCAAAGCTGCAGAATTAATTTCATCGACTGTCGACACAATTAAAGGAATTCAAACTTTTCTGGATGATATTCCAAATCAGATAGATATTGTTGTCGCTCAAACAGAAGCATTTGCAAATAAAGTAGTTAATCAGATAGCAGATGACGTAGGAGCGCTCGCACAAGCCCGTATAGATATTATAGAACACAATGTTGCTCAGAGTATGGTAGCTTTATTTCAAGATGAATGTGCATCGCAGGTGCTTGCTGCAGTAATGACTCAACCAATGAAAAACGAAGTAACATCAGTTGTAGATAAAATAAAAGCTAAAAAATTAATTTCAATTGTAGGAAAATAGCATGAAACCGTTATTCACATATTCTGCCACAGTAACTAAAGTAATTGATGGTGATACTATAGATTGTCTAGTCGATCTAGGATTTAATACCTTTCTCAAAGAACGATTCAGATTATATGGTATCGATACTCCAGAGAAAACATCATCAAATATTGAATTGAAAGCACTTGCCCATGAAGCAACTAAATTTGTCAGAGATTCAATCGATGGTAAGCAAGTAATTCTAGAGACATTTGCAAAAGACAAATATGGTAGATGGCTTGCAAAAGTTCATTTATCTGACACTCTGGTAACTATAAATGAACAATTAGTAACGCTTGGTTTAGCTAAACCATATTTCGGTAATAATAAAAATGAACTAGATTGGGTATAATAAGGGATTATATGACAAAAGAATTAATTAGTATACAAGAAGCATACCTATGTATGATAATGGAAGATGATCAGCTAAAATCTTTTGTAGATAAAACTAGATCTGAACATCCAGAATTAGATTCGCTCTACATTTATCCTCGGGGGGATGATATTCGGTTAGACACCATTCAGATCAAGAAAGAACATAGAGGATCTGGTATTGGTTCTAAAATAATCAATAAAATTAAAGATTATGCTGATACAAATAAGAAGAGGATTATACTTACAGCCGGTACTAAAGATAAATCTTTTGGGACAACTTCACAATCACGTTTAGATAAATTTTACAAGGGACATGGTTTTGTCCCAAATAAAGGTAGATCTAAAGATCTATCAATTTCAGCAACTCACACATATACACCAAAATGAAAACACAACAAGATATAATCGTAGAAGCATATGAAAATATGTACTCAAATTCAACTATCTTATCGGAGGCAATACATCAAGAAATCCAAGATATTATGGATTCTGATAAGATCGATCCAAAGAATAAATTGAATGCAATCTCGAAAAAAGCGAGAGATCTTATTAAATCTGGTAAAGATACTGGAATGGAATCTGATAAGCCAATTAAAGGATCTAGTCGTGCAGTTTTCTTTCCAAAAGATCACAAGGAAATCACCGTAGATGGTGTTAAAACAAAAACTCCCACAGCAGTAAAGATTGCATTTCCGGGTAAGCTAGACAAATATCATGGAGAAAGCACAACACTTGGTGAGGATCAAAACGCATTAGAATCTGACCACTATATCAATAAAAATTATGGTGTTATCCATCATACTGGAAATGGTCAACATAGTTACGCATCATCTGATCACGAATCTGGTGGTGTATTAGCTCCAGTATTGTCGACCCATCCAGATAATCACCATCTAGAAATGGGTAAAGTTTCTAAATTCAACGCTAAAGATTTTGGTGAAGCGACTAAAACAAAAGATTTCCCGAAGGGAATTAAATTAGGTGATGCCCAGTCTGCGATGATGCACCACCATTCAATGGCACATGGTCAAGGATCTAGACTTAATGGGCATTCAGAAGAATCTATGGATAAAATCTCTAACCATCCCTGGGTTGAACATGCAATTTCTATGATGCATGATTCGGGTATGCATCCTGGCGATGTTTCACCAAGAAATATGGGAATATATACACATCCTGTCACTGGAAAGAAACATGGAGTCATGATTGATTATGGATTTTCTAATGATATCGCTAAAAAATATCATAAAGCTAGAATGGGTGCGGCTAAAGCTTCTAGAGGATATTAAGAAAACATCCATTTCATCATAGGATCTTGTGGTAGATCAAATTGAGGTATAGCTTCATCTGATCTACCATCATCTATGATACCAAATGGTAACATGTTATCATCTATATATTGTTCTGTTTTCTTTGCTAAAATAGAACGAATATTTGTATTAGTTAATTCTTCAAAAATTTGTTGTTTAACTAACCATGCAAATAGCCAACATGTAGATACTAAATCATCATTTACACCATTTGGTTCTGATGATGCGTATGATGTGCCTTTTTGTACAAATACAGAAAGTTCCTGTAGAATATCATGTGAGTTTATAATCAGTTGATCCTGCTCAATCAAATCTCGTAAACATGCAGTTCCTATAGCCTTTACTTTTTTAGTTGTTCTAACTCCAGGATATCCACTACCTTCATTTAGTGTTTCTTTGTTTGTAAAATATATAAATTCATATTCCAATTCATAGAATAAACAATTAGCCACAGTCACACCAACAGAATTTGTTTCTACCAATACATATGCAGAATTGTATTTTTTGCATATGCGCTCAATCAATGCTGGATATACTAGTGACGATATCGTATTATCTTTATATGTTCCAACAACACAGTATGGTAATGTTGTAATATCAAACACCGTAAATGCAGAATAATCTTGATGAACACCTTCCGATGTATCTACTGTAATAACATAAGAATGTCCAATAATTGGTTCATAGAATATATTTAGATTATCCTTAGAAAATACAGGCGTAATCGTTGTTATGGTCGATAGCTTTGAACCAGATATCAATGTGAATGATGATGAAGCAAAATCGCATTCTACCTCACATGCATACCTAACTGCACCTAGTGATATCAATTCTTTATCAGCCCATGCTTGATCTCTCGTTGGGTTATCTCGCCATGTTGCCTTTATTGGAATAAACCCATTAGACCCTTTGATTGCTCCATCCCAAACTGTATGGAAATGATTGAGACCGTTAGGAGTTGAAACTATCATCATTTTAGCAGTTTTTGATGATGATATAGTTGGGAACACAGATGCAATAAATGAATCTGCTAATTTTGGATTTAAGTGTGAGAATTCATCCACTAAAATCAGATTAATCGAGTCTCCACGCACAGCAGAAGGCGATGTAGCAGCACAGTAACATGATGATCCATTATCTAACTTAATTCTAGTCTCCGCCCATTTTACAATACCTTTTTGTAACCAGACAGGAACATGCTCTATGATAAATTTAACCCTAGAAAAAATTTCTTGAGCGATAGCTTGTTTATTCGCTAACATTGCTGCTTTTTTATTGTCGTTAAACAATATATACCAAGCAATATATCCCGCACAAATAGTCGATTTTCCTAATTGGCGAGACATCATACCAACGACTAAACGATTTTCATGAATTTCATTGATAAATTTTTTCTGATAATCAAATGGAACAAATGGGATAACCCCATCATCAAGAGATACGATCTTTGCATAATTCTCAAGAAAATATATCGGATCATTTGAGCATTTTATGTATTCATCTACTTGATACTCTGTAAACTCTGTTATAACACCTTCCGCTTTTAGATTTGGATTGTTGTTGTAGAATTTAGGTTTTAATTTAATAGCCATAATAAATGCATATCAATATTTGCATTATGTAGTTTATATTTACTATTTAACATACCTGTATCTCTCTCTAGAACAGGCATATCTGAACGCAAATTGATATTACATACATTCACATCGATATTGTCTTTAATCGTTCTATGACGCTCTAAAGCAGAAAAGGGACCGAAGTCCCTTTGTTAAATTGTATTTACGATTTAATCGTTTAGTAAACTAGCAAAAAAAGCAGAATCATCTTCATCATCTGCAGTCATCGTAGGAATCGGTACTTGAGATTTCTTCTTGACCGGTTCTTCAGCCATTTTTTCAAGCATATCCATTTCCGATTCGATAGCAACTTGTTCTGCTTTCTTTTCCTTAGTAACCGGTTTATTAGAATTATTTTCTTCTAGTCCCATTACCCACAGGTATTTCTTTTTTAGATCATCATATGATCTAAATTTATCGGCAGCAACTTCAAGGTTAAGATCGAAACATTGATCTAGAACAGCTTGGATTTTATTTTCATCACCATCAAATAATTCTTTAGCAGAATTAAATTTACTCTCATCATAATTTGGAAAATTCGCAACTTTCTTCTGCTTTAGAAGGAAATCAGCCCCACCATGAGGGTCGTATGCGTTGATTGGTGTCTCACCCAAACTTTCATCTGGTTTAGCGGCAGCGTGGATCTTTTCAAATATTTTTGTTCCATAACGGAATTTAAACACTTTACCGTTATTATCTGGATTACCCAGATCTTTAATAACTAGAATATTCGAGATGTATGAAAGTTTGCGTTTTTGTTTTTTAGCAACCGCAATATTTTCGTCTAGTTTAGAATTGTATAGTGAGTGATTTACTTCACCGATATAATCCTGACCACCAATAGTTGATAAAGAGTTCTCGATATACCATTTACCAGTTTCTTCATTCTTGAATCCGTAAGAAAACATTCGGATAAATGGGAAATCTCCAATATCTTTATTTGGTAGAAATCGAATGACAGCTGCAGCATTACC